AAATTTAATGTTTGCAATATTTTTAAGTTTAATTATTGTTTCTTCAGAATGTTGAAAACCGATAGAACCATCACCACCATTGGTCATGTTAACTAATTTAGCACCTTCATTTTTATATTTATTTATATAAAAATGTTCTAACTCGCAACAATCTTCAAATCTATTTGTCTCACATATTAATTCTATTCTAGGTTCAAGTCCTTTTTTATTTAAAGATTTAATCCAATTAACCCTATGTGATTTATCTGTTGCTCTTAAATGTTTTTTCAAACGATTAGTTAATGTTTGTATGGTTCTACCAACATATCTTATTTCATTTGTTTCTGGGTCAATAAGCTTATATATTTTATATTTCATATTTATAAATATAGTGGTAGGTGGAAAAGTATCTGGTGGAAAGTTGTTTTTTTAAAAAATTATTAGTACCTTTGTTTAGAAAATTTAATTGTTTAGATTAAATAAGTATATAGTAAAAAAAAAAGATTATGGGTTTATATAAAAGTGTAAGTGCATGTGTTGTTTTAATTAATGAAGTGGGTTTAACATTAGGTGTTTCACGTAAACATGACCACACCTTGTTTGGTCTAGCTGGTGGTAAGATGGAAGAATGTGATGAAGGAAATCCGATGGCTACTGCTATTAGGGAAGTTAAAGAAGAAACTGGCTTAGATGTATATGATTTAGAATTGGTTTTTGCTATTCATAAAAGCGGTAACATGGGTTACACTTATTTAGCTAAATATTCTGGAGAAATACATCATAATGAACCACATTTGGTAAAATGGGTTGGTTTTAATGACTTAATTAACGGTAGCTTTGGTAAATATAATAAATTGGTTTCGGAATCGTTAACCGATATAGGTATTAAATTTGAATGGTAATATGGAAAAGAATACAGATAGGCATTTAGAACTAAGTGCTAAGTTTATTGAAATGGGTAATGCTCTAATGGTAGAGGGTAAAGAATCTAAAGATTACACTATAACACAAACAGGTAGCTTTATGATTTTAATGGGTAGTTTAATGTTTGACGAAAAGGATGTTTTTTTATTTGGTCAATTTTGTAGCATGTTTTCAGCTAAAAAGATTATTGAAAACTTAGAACGTGATAAATCACCTATAAATGAATTTTTTAAGAACAAAGCTAGTGCTGAGGGTACAAGTTATGAAGATTTCATTGCTAAAATCAATGAATTGCGTAAAAAAAATGGTCACGACCCAATTAATTAATAAAAATATTTGGTAATGTCGATTTTTTTGTATACCTTTGTATCTTAACATAAAATAAAATAACATGGAATTAGCAATACAAAAATATATCCGTCAACACGGAATTGAAAAGACAATACAAGATTTCAAATTGAAGACTCGTGAATACGATTCTAAGATTCTTTTGAAATATTAATCAAATACTAATTAAAAAAACTTATTATTATGGAAAAAGAATTTATAGCGTTTGAGCAAGCTAATATTTTAAAAGAACTTGGTTTTGATGAACCATGTCTTGGTGCTTATATGGGTGAAAAATTAGTTATTTTAGGTGACAGTATTATTCAAATGGATATAACAGCACATGAAGCATATAATTATGTTAAAGCACCTTTATTTCAACAAGCTTTTCGTTGGATTAGAAAAAAATATGGTGTAACTCATTTTATAACAACTGGTGGTGATGGTTGTGAAAAATATTTTAATTATATTATACCTACCTGTTATCTTAAGAATATTAGTGAAGATAAAAAATCAATGTCTTATAATAAAAATGGGGCGTTTAATAGTTATGAAGAAGCTGAAATTGCTTGTTTAAAAAAAATAATTAATATTATTTAAGTTTATGTGAATAAAATGTTATTTAAGTATATTTATATAATATAACATTAATAAAAAACATAAATATGATAATTTATAAAGCAACAAACACCATAAATGGAAAATATTATATTGGTAAGACAACCACAACATTAGAAAAACGAATAAGAGCACACAAATCGGCTGCTAATAAGAAAAAATGGGTATTTTATAGTGCGATTAATAAATATGGTTTTGACAATTTTAAATGGGAGGTTTTAGCTGAATGTACTGATATTGATACATTAAATAAATTAGAAATAAAATTAATTGAAGAAAATATTGGTGGTTATAATGTTGCCAAAGGTGGTTCTGGTGGTGATACTTTTACAAACAATCCAAATAAAGAAATAATTAGGGAAAATGTTTCTAATTTTCATAAAGGAAAAGTTTTGACTGATGAACATAAAGAAAAAATTAGTAATTCACATAAAGGTAAAACAAAAGATTGGGCTAAAGACACGGCTAAAAAAATGTCTGAGGGTAATAAAGGTAAACCATCAAAATTGAAAGGTTCTGAATTAACCGAAGAACATAAAGAAAAAATTAGTAAAGGTAATAAAGGTAAAACAAAAACTTTTACTGAAGAACACAAAAATAATATAGGTAAAAGTAAAAAAGGTGTTGAAAGCCCGAATAAAGGAAAAACTTACGAAGAAATTATGGGTGTTGAAAAAGCTTTAGAATTTAAAAAAAGGCAAAGCGAGATGAGAAAAGGTCGTGTTGTTAGTGAAGAAACAAAAAAGAAAATTTCAGAATATCATAAAAACAAGAAAAATGAAAAATAATGAATTAGCTATTGTCACATATATCAAGAAATATGGTATAGAAAAAACAATAAATGACTTTAAGCTTAAGTCTAGGGATTATTCCGACAAAATTTTGCTCAAATATGACCAACTTGTTTCTCCAACTCTTATGGGTTTGCCAGAAATGCAAGATTGTCGTGGCCTTATCCTTGAAAAGGGTACTTGGAAAGTTATGTCTATGGCATTCCGTAAATTCTTCAATTCAGAAGAAGGAAATGCTCATAAGATAGATTGGAATACTGCTCATGTTTTAGAAAAGATTGACGGTTCTCTTATTCAAGTATATTATGACTGGAATAAGGGTAAGTGGTTTGCTGGAACTACTGGTACTGCTGAAGGTGAAGGTGAAGTGAATAACAAGCTTGGAACTACATTCAATGATTTGTTTTGGAAAACTGTTACTGAAAAGTACGGTTTAAATGAAACTGAGTTGAATAAGAACTATTGTTACGTATTCGAATTGACGACACCATATAATATTGTTGTTACACCACATGGTGAATCATCAGCTACTCTTTTGACCATAAGAAATTTAGATACTCTAGAAGAAACACCACGTATGGCAATGATGTATATTTCTGACACATTAAATCTACCACTTGTTAAGTCATTTGACCTTAATATAAGAAACGTAGGAGCTCTTTTAAGAACGTTTGATGGTATGCCATGGTCAGAGGAAGGATATGTTGTTGTAGACGCTAATTTTAATCGTGTGAAGGTTAAGAATCCAGCTTATGTTGCGGTTCATCACTTGAAAGGTAAAACTGCTGAACATAACATATTAACCATTGTTAAAACCAATGAAATTGAAGAATTTGCATCTACATTCCCAGAACGTAGAGAAGAATTGTTTAAGTTAAAGGTTAGCTATGATTTATTGGTTTCTAAGTTGAATGTAGTTTGGGATGAATTGAAATTATTTAAGCCAAAGAACATAACACCAGCTGAAAAGAAGAAATATGCACAAGCTGTGTTTGAAGTGTGTAAAAAGCACGATGTAACTAGCTTTACTGGTTTATTCTTTGGGTTGCAAGGTGGTAATGTATCTTCAGTTGAAGATTTCATGTTGAAATACGATGATAAAATCTTATACAAAATGTTGTAATATGACACAAGAAGTTTTAGATTATCTAAATTGGCCCTTACAACCATATGAGGTTAATGGGGTCTTTAATGTAGAAAAAATTAGGGATTTTTTCGGTGATAACTCAATACCAGAAAAACAATATAAACTATTTGTATTGTTTTCTGGGGTTGATTTTCATGACATATATGGCTCAACTGGAAAAGTAGAATTAGTAACAATTGGATATGGTAATACAATGTTATGTAAATACTACAAATACATTGGTGATTTGGGTATGGATGCTGACCAAATTCGAAAATATTTGAAAGATTTGTTGTGTTAAATGAAATAAATTAGTACCTTTGTAATATGGCTTTATTAAAATTAGACGAAAAAAAAATAGTTTGGGGTTTTTGGCAGCAATCATACATTTATGTTTTGGAAGACATTAAAAAAGTGGCTTTGATATCTGGTGGATTATCAAAAGATATGCTTACATATTCAGTATCAATTAGATGTTTAAATTGTGAAGTTGAGAATGGTTGTAGAATAACGACAAATCCATCATCGATGGGTGATGGATTAAAAATGTATGAATTTCTCATATCAGAACATAAAGGTCATGATACATCATATCTTAAGTTAAAAGCTCTTAAAAAATATTTAGAAAGTGTTTATTATTTAAAAACAGATATAAATGAAGATAATTAGCAAACATAAAGATTATTACGATTACTTAGTTGGTATCTATGGTATTGATGAAAAGATGGTTTATAATAGACGAACTAATGCGTTGGAAAAACCATTAGAGGATATTGTATCAACAATCAATCAATCAAGTGTTACAACCCATACTTTTTCTATATGCAACAGAATATATGTTATTTTTCAATTTGAAAATGTTTTTTATCATACATTAGATGAATATATTGAATTATATCGTATATTAGAAAAGAAAAAATTATATACAGGTTTTTTATGGCATTCGTGGGGTGATATTGAAGAAGGAATTGGAAAAAAGTACAAAGAACTTAATTGTGCTAGTGAAGTGAATAAAATTGTTAGACAACCAGTGTTGATTCAAACGACATACGAAGAAAATTCTTTCAAGTATCAATCGATACTTTCTAGAAAATATTTTTATGATTCTAATGAAAAGACTCCTTCTTATTGGCGAATCCCAGAGTTATCAAAATATGGGTTCGCCAAATGGGTTCCAGCAGATGAAATGTATCAACAAATTGTTGCTTTTATCGGTTGGATGGTAGATTACCCAGAAATACCAAATAAACAAACCAATGTTGAAAAGATTCAAAGCAATGGCTTTGATGTTAAAACATCATTTAGACATAGAAAATAAAAAGTTATGGAAATAGAAAACGACAAAATCAATGCTGAGTGGGCTAGAAAAATAGCCACTAGCATATTAGGTGAAAAGGTTAAAAAGCAACTTGATATTTGTTTAGCACATATCAAATCGGCAGTTGAAAGAAATGAAATGTATTCCCATGTTGCCATTTATCCAGATGCTATGACACTTAAATTATTAGGTGACCGTGGATTTAAATGTGAATACATTGACGGGAATCAAAGAGACGGTAGTTATTTACAAATAAGTTGGTAAGATATGAAATATCCTAAATATGTAAAGCTAAAAACAATAGCGTTACGTTACAGAAAAGATTATAATGATTATTATTGTGATAATGGTGAATGGGGTGTTAGATTTTTCGAAAAAGTACTATACTCCCCACATACTTTTGAAAATTCAACTGAACTTACTAGTAGGTCACCTGTTGATTCGGTTAACGGTGTTAGATTAATAAGATGTACTGAAGCTGAATGGGTTGAAAGTGTTGGTCCTTATATCCCACGAGGTTATAAATTGAAAGAATCGTATAATGATAAATGTGTTGAACCTATAGATGATTGTTCAGCTGATACATCAAAGGGTTCAATAAAAAATAACAATAAATATTTGTTAATAAGGAGATAAAAATGAAAGAATTAAACATTTTTAATTATAGGGATTTTCTTGGTTCCGATTTGCTAAAAGGATGTGATATACCTTTAGGCGTAGATGTTGAAGCAATGATGATGTCATTATTAAGCAAACAAATGGGAGAAAATCCATGTCGTGAAGTACTTGGTAGAGGGGCAATGCCTCGTAATTCTCAACCAGAAGTTGAAGAAAAGAAAGATTACAAATACATTTTAATCGGGAGATAATATGAAAAACGAAGATAAATTACGTAGGGTTAAAACGTTGATGTATAAAAATAGAATGTCTTATCATTATTATGATAAAGAACGTTTTAAAAAACTATTGGAAGATATAAATAAATTTGATTCTCAAAGTCATAAAGATAGGGTTAAAGAGTTAATCGAAATTCATAAATTATCTGATGAAATTGGTTTAACAGAGACTGAAATATATAATTTATGGGTTGACCAAATGTCTGAATTTTATAAGAACCAATCAATTTATTCTAGAACCCCACAAAAAGAGGGTCGTGATAATAAAGATGTTCATGTTGGTACTGGTGGTTCAAATAGAAATAAGATTAGATATCCTAGCAAGAAACGTTCAATCAAAACTTGGAAGAAATTTTATAATTTATTTCCATGGGCTGCTGAAGAAGATGGTTGGGATGGTAAACACTCAAGTAGAACAAAATAACAAATTTAAAACAATAAAAATATGGATACAGCAGAAAAATTATGGGAAAATGGCTTACCGATTGGCAGAATGATTAGTGGGTCAAAATCTGGTTATGTTGACCGCCACCCAAAAAATATCGTTTATTTCAATGCCAATCTAGTAACTCTTAGTGAGGGTAAATTTTGGTGGGGTGATTTTGATATAACCAAAGATGGTGAAAGATTAAAAGCAATTGCATCTGAAATCGGTGAGCCAATTTACGTTTTAAACGAAATGGCTGGTAGGTTTGAGAATGAAGGATTACCAACTGAAGAATTAATTAAAAAAGCAGTGTGGAATACTGATTTGGAAATTCTAAAAAGAGGTGAATAAAGAAGAATTAGATGGTTACCTAAAAGAAATTGGTGGCCTTCAAAGAACATACAGAGAAGATAAGGGGCCAATACTAGATGCTGGATATTTTGGTGTTAAAGAGGGTTGGTATGGTATAATTAAAGACTTAATAAGTGAATTAATCGAAAATGGTTGGGATAGAAGAATAGTCCAAGTAAAAGAAAAATTTGGAGTGTTATCTTTCTATACTGAAAAATTACCAGAAAGTTCTTATGATATATTGTCAAAATATATTATTAAGTCCTCACACACTTGTGATATATGTGGTAAAGAAGGTGAATTACGCAGAGGTAATTGGTGGCGAACTAGATGTGACGAACATAGTGATGGTATGGAGCCTTTTGACAAAGAACAAATGAAAAGGATGTTTAATAGGTAGAAAGTTAAATATGATTCCATGTTTTATAATTTAAAATTTTATTAATACATGGTCTTTTAACATTAAATTCCATTGCTATATCAATTTGTGATATATTAGTAGTGAACCATAATTCACGTATTAACAAAACATCTTTTTCTGTTAATTTAGCTTTTGAATTATTTTCACCTTTTCTTTTTTGACTCATATTTAATTTCGTCAATTCAGAATGTTTATTACCTAAATTTTTTTCACTTATTTTTCTTTTTGCTGTTTCTGAATGTTCTTTTCCGTACATTGGGTTATTAGTCCCAGATACATCAATATGATTTTTACTAATTTTTTCTTTGTGACTATTAGTAAAAACTCTATCTGATAGTTTTTTTCTTGTTTCTGGACTAACGTATTTACCTTTAGTTGCGTTAGATATTTTTTTTCTATGTTCATCACTAAGAGGTCCACCAAGACTGCCACCGCCACCACTATGAATATTATAACCAATATTTTTATCTGTTGAGTTGTAGTATTCAATCCAATATTTTTCTCTATTATCTAATTCATTTTTAGTTATACAAAATTCTAAAATTTCTTTTTTGAAATTTTCTTTACCGTATTTTTTAATAGCTTTAATTAGAATAATACCAGAACCATAATAATTTGGGTTATTTTTAGAGTCTTGACCGATATAAAATTTATTATTAGTTAAATTTGTTGTTTTATAAATTATCATATATGATATGTTAGAAGATATTATTATACTTATAAATATACTGATAACCATAATAAAGTCAATAGTTTTATAAATATTTATGATATAATTGAAGAAATTTTATTAAATGTTTGGTTATGTCAAATAATATTAGTACCTTTGTATAATAAAAGATTTAAGTTATGATAACAATTAGTAGATTAGAATTAGAAGCGATTAAATTTGCTTGTAGAAACCACGCATTAGCTAGATATGGTGATAAACCATATGATGTACACCCAGAAACAGTTGTTAACATATTAATAGAATTCGGTTGTGATACCGAAGTTACACGTATTGGTGCATGGTTACATGATATAATCGAAGCCACTGATTTATCGTACAATGATATCAAGAAGCTTTTTGGTGCTGAAGTCGCTGAAATTGTTTATTTATGTACTGATTTAAAGGGTAGAAATAGAGATGCTAGAAAAGCTGAACCACTTTATCTTGAATTAAGAGAAAATCTTGACGCTACTAAGGTTAAGGTTGCTGATAGAATAGCAAACGCTAGAGAATCTATCGAAAATGGTCACTCAATGGGTGAAAAATATAAAAAAGAATATGAAAAGTTCCGTGGTTACCTATATTTTGTTGGTCATATTGATAAAATGTGGGACGAATTGGATAAATTAATGTCTTTTAATAAAAACTAAAAAAATAAATTATGACAATCAAACAAATATTCGATGAAATTTCATCAACGTCATCAACCACAACTAAGATGGACATTCTTAGAAAGTATATTGATAATGCTTTGCTTAAGGATGTTTTATATACAGCTAACTCTAAAAGAGTTAAGTTCTATATCAAACAATTACCCGTTTACATGCCCAATGAAAATGCTAGTCTTACGTTAGAAGAAGCATTAGAGGGTTTAAAAGTAATTAGCAATAGAGTTTTAACTGGCAACGATGCCATTAACTACTTAGCTGAAATACTATCTTCTTGCACAACAGACGATGCATATATCATTCAGAGAATCATCGAAAAAGATTGCAAAATCGGTATGGGAACCTCTAACATGAACAAGGTATTTACCAGACTTATTGAAGACACTCCTTATATGGGTGCTAAATCGTATGACCCTAAATTAATCAAGAAATTGTTTGAAAAAGGTGGTAAAGCATATAGCCAAGTTAAGATGGATGGTCGTTATTGTAACGCTATTATTCGTGGTGGTGAAGTTGAAATGGAAAGCCGTCAAGGTGAACCAACCATTCTTATACCACAACCTAAATTTGTTGGTGAATTGAGTAAATTGACTGATTGTGTATTAAATGGTGAATTGACAATGATGCCAGTCGAAAGAAAACTTAAATTCAATAAAGATGAATTAATCGAAATTGATGGTGTTAAATACACAGTGGAAGAAATAAAAAATAAATTTTCACCATTAGTGGAATAAAAGGAAAGTTCTAGATACTTATAATTAAATATAAAATTATGTATGTAACTTATTTAATTATTTATGGTGGTGAAAAATTACCACCATTATACCTAGGGTCAACTAGTTTAGAGAAAATTGAAAATGGCTATCGTGGGTCGATTTCTTCAAAGAAGTATAAGAGTGTTTTTAAAACCGAATTAAAAGAGAATTTTGAGTTGTTTGACTTTACTATTCTATCAAGGCATGAAACTAGAATTGAAGCGTTGGAAATGGAATTGTATTTACAAAAAAAGTTTGATGTTGTAAAGTCAGATAAATTCATGAACCAATCATTAGCATCTGTTAATGGTATGTTTGGGATGGATGTTAGTGGTAGTAATAACCCTATGTTTGGTAAGAAACACTCAGATGAAACTAAAAAATTACAAAAAGAAAAACGTGGAAATGATAAACGATATGAGTTAACTGCTAAACATAAAGAAATTATTAGTAAAACACATAGTGGTAAGGTTATTTTGGAAAACGTTAGACAATTAATATCTGAGACCCTAAAAGGTAGATACGCTGGTGAAGACAATCCCATGTTTGGTAAAAAACATACTGAAGATACTAAAAAGAAAATATCTGAGGGTAATAAAGGTAAGGACTGATGAATTCAAACAAAAAATATCTGAATTGAATAAAGGTAAGGTAATCACCGAAGAAACTAGGTTAAAAATATCTGAAGCCAAAAAAGGTAAAAAACGTGAAGAGTTTAGTGAAGAATGGCGAGAAAATATCTCTAAAGCTAATAAGGGTAGAGTAGTCAGTGAAGAAACTAGAGAAAAATTAAGAAGCCCTAGGGAATCAACGAAATCAATATGTCCACATTGTGGATTTATCGGTGGTGGTGGGAATATGAAACGTTATCATTTTGAAAATTGTAAATATAAATAAACATTTGGAATTGTCAATTTAATTTAGTACCTTTGTACAACAAAACATAAACATTAAAATTATGATAAAAAATGGATTGTCTGATGCTGAAAAGTCTAAACACGAAAAATTGTTAAAGATTAAAAATGAAATTGATTTATATACTAAAATACTTTCAAATTTAAATTGGGATTTAGGGTGTTTAGATAATAGAAGTATTGATAAAGGATATTTTGGTAGTCTTAATAAAATTGAAGTTGGTGATAAAGTTAAAATTTCGATTAATACGTTTGAAAAAGCTGAAAAATTAAGTAAATTACTTATTATAGAAAAAAAAGAAGTTACTGATAAATTAGAATATTTAACTAACGAATATAGGGAAACATTAAAAAAATAAAATGTGTAAGAATTTTTACTGTGCTAAAAAATGTGGTGACCCTAATTTTTCCATTAACGAATGGAATGAAGCGTATAAATTTTGTGTCGATGGTGGACTTTCCGAATCGGAAACAAATTTTATATTACATCCAGAGACACATAAACCATGTGACATACAATGCGAGGCGTGTGCTAATATTGTATTAGATACTCAAAATAAAAATAAAAAAATTAGAAAAAGTAAGTCTGATAAAACAAATTTAAAATAAAAAACATGAACA